AAACGGTCGACCACATCACCCCGAAAGCTCACGGCGGCACCGATGAAGATCGGAATCTGGAGTCTCTTTGTTACTCCTGCCACTACCGTAAGACAGCCAAAGAACGGCTGAACCGCCAGTAATCAATAGGTAAATTAAAATGACTGAGTCGTTAAATGATTCAGGGCTGCCGCACGCCTGTCTTAAAGACATCCCCGGCTACCCAGGGTATCAGGCTAGCGATGATGGATTTATTTACTCGCTTCGCTCAGGCAAGGCTCGGCAGCTCAAGTGCATCAGTTGGTGTTGTTTGCATTCGCCGGAGTTAAACCATCGGACATGCATGTCACTCGTCATCTTGATGGCAACCCGCTAAATAACAACAGGTCAAATCTCGCATGGGGAACACCCAAAGAGAATGCCACCGATAGTCTTAACCACGGCACGGCTGTATGCCTCAGGAGAGGACAGGGCGCCTCGGCCACAAAGTTAGCACCAGCGACCATCATGAGCATTGAGCGAGACGCGAAGTCTGGAATGAAAATGGTCGATGTTGCGAAGCGCTATGGCATCAC